TACTGTACCAACTGCAGTGATAACATCGATCATGCCTACAGATCCATCTGCGTTTGGTAGTAAGATGATAAGACTCTTACCGACCTCATCTACAGTCATAGTAAAAGCAGTACCACGAACAGCCACAGTTGCAGTAGGCGTATTAATAGCCACGTTCTTATTATTGTCATGAGCGATATTACCTGATGCATATCGTACGGTACCCATGGCAACTTTAAGTGCCAGTTTACCAGCTACTTTTTTATTAGGGTCATAGACGAAGTCGTCTATTAATAGTTTGGAATTCTCTGTTACTTTTACTTGGGTATTGTCTTCAAAAGTAATACCGACCACTCCTGCCCCGGTCTGTACTAAATCATTTGAATCTATAGGTGATTTGGGTTTGGCATCCATCGATTGCTTATTATGCGTGATGGATGCATTCCCTTTTTGTTCAGTTACTGAACCAATTGCTGCTTGACTAGTGTTGTGTAACAGTAATAGCAGAGTTAGAACCAGTAAGGTTGATAACCGCGCTATTTGCAATTGTGTTGCCATCTTGACTCACAGTGATAGTATTGCTACTACCGATAACATTAGTATTGATATTATGACCACCACCAGTTAATGTACCAAAACCTGTTTGTGTAGTCGTTAATGTGTTGCTGTTACCTGCTAAACTAAAGTTATTAGTGGTATAAGCGCTGTTAACTGTACTTGTAACAGTGTTGGTGTCACCAGTTATATCTAAGTTATAAAGGTAGTTACTTGAGTTACGTAATGTACCAATGTTTAAGATAGAACTGTTGTTCGAACCATTAAATGATATACCTAATACACCAGAACTTGTACCAAAGTTACCATAGTTTAACACTGTAGAGTTGCTGTTACCAATTTGACTAATAGTAGCTGTTGAGTTACCGCCAATAAAGTTACCTAAGATGCTGTTGTTCATACCATCTTGTGTAATAGTCAAGAACATACTGTTACCATCAATTACAAATGGATCACCTGTTGTAGTGTTTGCACTTCCAACGTTGTTGTTAGAACCAGTTTGTGTAATAGTTACCGCTGATTGATCAGCATTAGTCTGATCTATATAGACTGAGTTGCCTCCGTCTGCCAATGCACTACCTGCCAATAATAAGCCCATCACGAGAGTGGTGGATCTTTTCATTGTTATTTCTCCTGTTTAAACTGCCACATTCCTTGTTTTTCACCTTGAATAATTAACTCTTCCACTGCCCTATCTGTAGCAGACTTGATAGCGTGGATACTTGCTTCAGTTTGTGATATACCAATCTCAGACTCAAAGTTTTTAGTGCCATTATCAAAGAACTTAAATACTGCAATACCTATCGTATAGCTTAATATAGTCTTCTGAGTATTCACTGTTAATAATACTTCACCCGTTTGTGTACTGATAGCACGAATGCTAATAGTCACTACGTCTTCCTGATACTGTTGATCAGGACCAATCCCGAGATATCGAACTCCAATACCGCCAGTTCGTATATTGGTGTCATAAGAAACTATGCCACCTTCAATCATCATGCCCGCATAGAGTATAGGACCAAGACCTTTCTTGTCATTTGCTTCTTCTCGTGCAGATCGAATTAGTTGTCTTTCTTTAAGTAGGTTATCAAGACCTACACGTTCTACGATCCTAAACCACTTACCATCACCAGCTTCTTGTAATGATTTGATTAATACTGTCTCGCCTCCTTGGGTTACCGCTGTAGAGAACTTAGCTATGTTACCAGAATCTTTTCTTTGTCCAGTCTTATCACCAAACCCATATAGTGCAACTACGATCTTACCATCCTTTGGTGGTGGTATACGCACCTTTTGTATTGGAGCTGGAGTTAACTCAGCATCCTTCTTGATAGGTATCGGTCCACATCCTACCAAAAATATGCATAATAAAACTAATATTTTTTTCATTAGAATTTAAGTGTTCCAATTGGTATTTCAACTTGCGTGATAGTACCATCAGCTGCAGTGATGCTTAATGATATGGTATCAGCCGTCTTAGTATAGACAATAGTATTACCTTCAATGGTGACAGTTCCACTATTCTGTGGGTTCTCACCAAATAGATTATTAATTAATTGTGTAGATAGTTGAGCATAGACTCTGCTCTCAAAGTTGTTTAAGAACTTTTGTAAGTTCGTATTTTTTGCTGCAGCTGCAGCATCTTTTGCTGCTTGAAGTTTAGCATCCTCGAGGGCTTTCTTACGAGTTTGCTCAGTGTTCTCGATCGTTTGAACGTGAGAACTATATCCTATCCCGTTGAAGGATGGAGACTTAAACTGAAACGTGAGCTCTGCATGAGCACTACTCGTTATCAGTAAAAATATTAGGCTTCTTATGAACTTCATCTTGTTCCTTCTCTCTTAAAGATAAAATGACGTTCACTTTTTGATTGAGTCTAATCAAGTCGTTGTCCAACATACGGACGCGGTCTATCAGTTCAATCAATACCTTATTTGATTCACTTAAAACTGGTTCAATCTCTTCTGTTACCCACTTCCATACGAAGTAGATAAAATATCCCATACCACCTGCTGCAACTATTGGGAACCCGTACTTGTTTATAGCTTGTACTAAATCATCCATTAATCTCTCCGTGCATCGGACTGCTCTGCTCGGGCAATTCTATCTAGATCTGGAGGTATACCTAATGCGTGTGACACTTTTGTATCAATGCGGATGACATCATGGTTCATAGCTGTCACTCTTCTGTCAAGGGCCATGATGATACCACTCATGCCTTTGACGCCTGATGTGACGCCATTTAAAATAAATTTAAGGGTTAGGAAAACAAAATACCCGCCTGCGCAGGCCATTACGATGGGGAATCCTACCTCTCCGATTAACTTGAAGAATTCCATATAACTATTTATATGGAATTACTCTTTGGTAGAGGTTGAATCTCCGTATTTTTGATTTAATCTATCTAATGAATTCAAAGGCTTATTGAGCTCATCTACTTCTTGCTCGATGGTCTTGGAGCGACTGACATATTCGTCAGGTTTGATAACATCCTCGTCCCAGTCTGCTGCTTCTGGTAAAGGTGTTGGTTCTGGTTCAAGCCATTTGCGTTTCTTTGGCTTAGGTTGTCTTAGGATCTTATGGGGAAATGGCTTTGTTATAGGATCAGGATTAATTGGATAATCTTTCCATTTTTGTAAATCATCTTCTACTTCAGGTTGTCTTTTTTTTAGAGACCAATTTACCGCCACAAGCATGAGTACTGCCAATGGATCAAATACTAATACGATCATGATGATGACCCAACGAACAGCCTTTTCAAGCATGTTCTGATCTAATGTATCACCATAGATTAAAGCTGCTATGTACTTGATAGGACCAACCTCAGCCTCGATCTTACGAGCTTGAGATGCTATAGGTGCACGTTCTGCCTGCAACTTAACAATAGTAGACTGAGCAGTTGATATCTCGTTCTGTAACTTCTTACGTTCTGATCCTTGAGCTCTTCTAATCTGAATAGCTTTATCTGCTCCAGCCTCATCAGTAGATCTATTAAGCTTCTGATCGATCTGAGCATCCATCTGAGTCAATGCTTTACGAGCAGCATCTATGTTATCTCTCTGTGTCTTGATCTTCTCATCAAATATAGTAACTTGAGCTGTTACATCACCAGCTGGAACTGCTTGGTCAAGGTGCGCTTTTGATAAGAACCCAAATATACCCATAGATGTAATCATCATGAGGATGACTACAGCACATGTGAAGTATATCTTAAATGTTTGTGGGATATCTAACCAATTTCTATATAACCATGAGGCTACGACTAACTTGGATACTTCAAGTATACCACCCATGATTACGATAGGTACAATAGCTGCAGCAAAGATTGCTGTCAAGCCTGCGATTGAATACCATGCTGCGATACAGCTAAGCGATATAGCTGCAATGAACATTATATTTGTCATTACTTTATCGTTCATTTCTTCTTTCTAGCTCGAGCTTCTGCAAGAAGAGCATCTTGAATTCTTATCTTATCATCTTGTTGTTTGATAGCTTTGTTTTGTTCATCAATTAGCCTAATAATTACTAAGTCTTCTTCATGTAGACTTTGATTCTTTTGATTAGTTTCATTAAGTAATACTTCCATAGAATGCAGCTTTGCATCATAATTACTTAATTGTGCATAACACATGAATGCGAATGTTGCTGATACTACTGCTATTAATGTTACAAATAAAAATGCAAATCTAATCTTCATATTTTATATGACTCCTATGTACCCGACAGTTTACTATACCATTATACCACATGTCAGGATGTTCAAGCACTTCATTTTGCATTTGGAACTTGGCCTCAAAGTATGAGGCCGTCCCTTTAGACAGACAAAACATTAGGATTTCCCGTTTGAACTTATCTTCTCCTAATGTCTTGACATCATCAATTACTTCTTTTGATGAGGACCAATATGTCCTCCAGTCGGATTCTATTTTACTGCGGATCTTTTTTTTCTTTTTGGTGCCGTTTTTAAGTGTAACCGTTCTTGTAGCAGTCTTAGAAAATTTAGAGAGTTTTTTACCAATATACTTTTTATTGGTAACGCAGTTAGTAATGATATATACAAACCCAACATATTTATCGTCAATAGTCTCAACGGGCACATTGTTGTATGTCCATGTCATTCGTCTTCATCTTCTTCATAGATATCTGCTCCGCATACTGGGCAATAGACGATATCTTCCACTGTAACATCGTTAGTCTTAACGGTTACCTTACCGGTTGATTCACAGTTGTCACAATGAAAATATTTAACTGCCATTATTGGGCTCCTCCCCATACATCTTCCCACGAACCTTTGAGTGCACCTTTTGCATAATCAGTTACTCGATTCTCAAAGAAGTTACCATGTACAGGAGCATTGATCATCTCTTCTACCCATGGTAATGGGTTCTTCTTAACTTTAAAAATACCTTTTAATCCTAATGAGATTAAACGTCTATCAGCTATATATCTAATATACTGTTTCACGTCTACAGGTTCTAACTCTCTCATATGTGTGCCAGAGAATGATAAGTCAATAAACTTATCTTCTAGTTGCACCATCTTTTCTGCTATAGTATATATGCGACCTTTCAAGTCATCGTTCCAGATCTCGTTATTTTCTTTAATGAACGTCTTAAATAACTTAATCATGTTCTCAGCATGCATGGTTTCATCTACGATGGACCATGTAACGATCTGACCCATACCTTTCATCAGACCATGACGAGGAAAATTAAGAAGCATAATAAAGCTACTAAAAAGCTGCATGCCCTCCGTAAAAGCACTGAAGACGGCGATGTGTGTCGCAGTTGAAGCAAGGTCACCATTTTTCGAACTGAGTTCCGTAACATAATCGTGTTTATCCTTCATCTCTTGGTATTCAGCGAATTCACTATATGTAGATTCTGGCATACCTAATGTCTCAATCAAATGAGAGTATGCTGCAATATGTAATGCTTCACGAGCTGCAAAACCCATCAACATCATTCGTACTTCAGGTTGCGGGAAGTATGGTAGATAGTTCTTAACATAACCACCAGCCACATCGATATCACCTTGTGTAAAGAACCTAAAGATGTTTGTAAGAAATAATTTCTCTTCTTTAGTTAACTTCTTTTTCCAATCCTTAACATCTTCTGCCATAGGAACTTCTGTATGTAACCAATGCGCCTGTTCATGCTTCAACCATGCATCATATGCCCATGGGTAGTTGAATGGCTTAAAGTATTCTCTCGTATCGGTTAGTTTGTCTGCCATTAGATGTTTAACTCTTTCTTAAGTTCGTTAAAAATAGCCATGCAATAATCAAATCCTGCAATAGCCTCTGGTAATAAATCAATAGTAATTTTTTCAGTCAATGCTGCGATCATAGCTGGACGATCTTCGAATGCATAAGCTTCGCTAGATCCTGGTACTAATTTACCTATCATCTTACCACCGTATAGATCACCCATATGCCTTACATATATATGAGCCATTAGTTTATTTGGTTCCGTATCAGCTAACTTAACTAAATGATCTACATAAGCCTGAGTACTTGGGAATGGGTCTGTCTTCATCCCACCAAGTTCAACTATATCGTTGGTAATACGCATAGTTCGTTTAAGATCTTGCATACCTTCAAACAGCCCATGGAAATCAGCATAAGATTCAAGCGTTGAATATATATGCCACATCTGTTGAAGGTATACAACATAATGTTCATTGGTGATCTTACCAGTAAACATGTATTGAACAAAGTCAGAACCTTCTACTTCTTTGTGTTTTGCCCTAGTGTGTTCTGTTAATATTGTTGCCATCTTAGAAGTCTTTCAGTTTCAATACTGTTTTTTCTGCAGCATTGTTAGTTAATGCTGGCGAGAAGTTGATGCCAGTTTTAATTTCAATAGATGCAACTGATACTGCATAATTATCAATTAATTTAGGATCTAGTTTCTCATTAGGAAATAGGTATGCAATCTGTTTACCTGTCTTTGGATCAATTACGATCTTATATACATGAGATGGTACAGCAACCTTATTCATCATCTTAGGTGCACCTTCAAATAAAGCACCAGTGATAACATATACTTCACCTTTAACTTGTGCCCAATATCTAGTGTTCTCTTCAAGATATTTCCAAATACCACGATTATTACCAGGAACTTGAGGCATCATGTTAGTAAGAAAGAAAGATTCAGACATGGCCTTAGCGTCAAATGTCATATCGGCCGCTGGAGCCACATGACCGCGATCAAAACCCATACCAGTATAATCTGCCAGTGTTGCTCTGTGTTGCACAGGTATTTCTGGATCTTCTCTAAAGTCATCTTTGCGACCTGCATTTTTTGTAAGGTTACTAATAGTAATATGCTCAACTGCATAGAATGGAACCTTTGTAGCATAGTTATAATTAACTGCATAGCCAATACGACATAGGTATTGATTATTGCCTTCAGTTTTAACTGGTGCACCATAGATTACATGTTGCTTACACTTTGCATCGATATCATTGGCACTTGCTATACATGCAAATGCCATTAAAATTACTGCTAACAACTTCTTCATTTATTATCCTCTGTCTCTAAATAGATATTACATTCACTTACTGTTATATCTTTGATCTTTACTTTCTTACCATCGATCCTTACAAAGACGTGAGGTTCAACGTATTTCTTTTTCAATATTGTCGCATTATTCATACTTAAAAATATATTACGACTAGCATTCTTCAATCTTTTTAACATACCTTCTAGTTGCATATTATCCCTCGCAAGCTAAGCATGTATCACCGTCAGTCATTGCCTTAAGATCAATCTCAGCAATAACTTCTCTCTCAATACGTTTAGAGACTTTATCTGCTTTTGCGATCTTATCTGAACGACAGTAATACATAGTTTTAAGTTTTTGTTTCCACGCCATAAAATGTACTGCATGGACATATTTAATATTGCTATCAGGTCTAAAGAATACGTTTAAACTTTGTGCTTGGTCGATAAACTCTTGACGATCTGCCGCATGTTGCACCACCCATCGTTGGTCAATCTCCATAGAAGTCTTGAACACATCTTTGGTCCAATCGTCAAGTATATCCAGATGTTGAACTGAACCATCATTTGCAATAATCGAAGACCAAATCTCATCATACTTATCACCAGCTTTCTCCTTTATAATCTTATCAAGGTACTGGTTCTTGTGTAAGTGGGATCCTGATAAGGTATCTTGTCTATACGCATTTGCTCTAAACGGCTCGATGGAAGGACTTGTGTTTCCCATGAGGATCGAAGAACTAGCGTTAGGAGCAATAGCCATAAGATGACTAAAACGATTTCCCGTGCCTTCTGCGTCAGGTGCTTCTCCACGTTCTTTACCCAGTTGTTGATTTGCTTTATCAAGACTTGATCTAATGTGGCTGAAGATTTGTTTATTAAGTCCTGTTGCGATCGCACTCTCCCAGGGAGTATTCTTTCGCTGAAGCAAAGCATGCCAGCCAAGAGCACCAATGCCAATGCTCCGCTCACGAGAAGCAGAATAACGAGCGCGCTTAATAGCAGAAGGAGCAGTGTCAATAAAGTATTGTAACACATTATCCAACATTTCTGCAACATCTTTAAGAAAAAGTTTATCAGTTTTCCAATCATCATAATACTCCAAGTTTAAACTAGATAGACAACATACAGCTGTCCTCTTCTCATTAGTAGGTAGAATAATCTCTGAACATA